CCACCGGGTGGCCGGGGCGTAGCCGATGACGATGCCGAATGGGGTTGCCCGTTCGGGATTGTCTGGGTCACAGAGTTTTTGCAGCAGGGCAGCGTGTTGGTTGTCTGCGGCATGGATTGGGGGGGTGGTCATTTGGGTGTCTCCTGATGATCAGAAAAGGGTTAGCTGTTTCTTGAGGCCGGCGACCCGCCAGGCGGGCAGCCAGCGGTAATGCAGGGGCCGGCAACGCCACAGGCGCCAGGTGAGGATCAGGCGGCGGTGCATGGCTAGGTGCTTCCTTTCAGGCGCCGGGCGATAACTTGGTCGGCGTAGTACCAGGGCCATTGGGCGCGGCGTTCAAGCTCGTACTCTTTGCTCTGCCCTATCCGTTTCTGGTGATACGCTGCCCAAGCGGCCATCCAAAAACTGAAGCGCGCGGAAATCTCGGGCTCGGGGTCGTAGCCGTCCATCCGCCAGGCGGTGAGTTCTTTCAGTTCGTCGTCTGTTGGGTATTCGCCGTTGTTGCCGACGGGATTGATCGACGGTATGTCCAGGGGGGGGTATTCGATCGCTGGTTGGAAACTCGGCCACGGCTCTGCAGGCGCGTGGATGGCTAGGTAGTCGCGCAGGGAAATCTCGTTCATCGAGTTGGCTCCTGTCAGGCCGCCAGTTGGTCTTCGACGGCGCATTGGATTTCCGGCGGGATGGCGGGGCGCAGGGGTTTGCCGGTGATGGGGGAGATGAGTTCGCCGGTGCGGGTGAGGTGTTGCAGCAGGCGGTGCGTCAGGTGGACGTCCTGCAGGCAGTAGTCGATGACGCGCTCGCGTAGGCCGCGCTGCCACCAGATGGGAGCGATGGCGCCGTGGCCGCGTTTGCTCTGGCCGGGTCCCAGGTTGGCGGCGGCGAAGGCGTCGAGGCTGTTGTTGCGCTGTCCGCCGCAGCCGGCGGCGATGAGGGCGGCTTTGAGGTCCCATGAGCCGATGACTTCGACGCCGTGGGCTTCGAGTACCCGATCATCGAAGGGGTGGTTGTTCCAGCCGATCAGGGGCCGGCCGGCGGCGAGGGCGGCGAAGCGCTCGAGTTCGTCGAGGGTGCCGCCGAAGACGCGGCTTTGGCCGGCTTCGAGGTCGAAGGCGCCGATGCAGGCGATGCCCATGCCGGTGTAGTCGGTCCATCCGGCGGCGTAGTGGATGCCGTCGAGGCGCTCGGTGTCGTCCTTGGGGGCGACGGGGCAGATGGATTCGATGTCGTAGATGATCATTGGCCGATCTCCGATTGGGCGGCGAGCCACGCGCTGGCGGCGCGGTAGCAGTAGTCGTGCAGGGTTTGCGCCAGGGCGAGCGGGTCGGTACGGGTGATGCCGATGATTTGCTCGAGGCGCGGGTTGGCGAGCAGGGCCAGGGCGAATTCTTCGGCGCAGCGCTCGGCTTTATAGGCTGCGAGGTTTGCTGGCTGCCCATGCCCCTGCCCCATGCCTGGCACGTGTGGTGTTTGTTCTTGTTCGTCGCCGGGTGCGTACTGGGGGGCGGTTTCGTTCGGGCGCCGGGTGTCGGCGAGGTGTGGTGTTTCGCGTTTGGTCACGGGTTGCCTCCGGTGGGTCTGCTGTGTAGGCTGTTGCGGTGAGTGCAACAGCTGAGCCGGAGTTTTACCGCATGTCGTGCGTTGAGTGCAACAGATGGGGCGGTTTTTTTGACCGCATGCGGTCAGCGCATGCGGTCAGGGCATGGCAGGTGGTCGGTTGCGGGCGGTCAGCGCTTGGGGTTGCGCGTTTCGTAGGCCGCGGCGGCGTCGGCGATGGTGTCGGCGAGCCGTTTGCGGATTTCGGGCGGCAGGCGGCCGTAGGTGGCCAGTTCCGGCGGGTAGAACAGGGCCTGGTACGGCATGCCAAGGGCGGCGGCGACGCGCTCGAGGCTGTCCTGGGTGAAGCCTTCGTTGTGCTCGAGGCGGCTGATAGCGCTGGCGTCCAGCGGCGGACGGCAGTGTCGCGCCAGGTCGGCCTGGCTCCAGCCGCGTTGTGTGCGCAGACGGTGAATTGTGGCGCCCGGTGGGTCGGTTTCGAGGTAGGGAGCGGAGTGCGGGCGGGCCATGACTTGGTGGTTGGGTGGAGAGCTGGCGGCCGGAGGGTATGCGGCTGTCGTGACGAGCGCGAGTGCTGGTGCGCTGGACGCATGGGAAGGTTTTTTGTTGATTTCAAGAGCTTGGGCACAGTGAACGAGGTGCAGTTTGGCCATGACGGTTCTCCGTGAGTTGTTGGCGGATGCGGGCACGCGCCGCCTGGTGGCGACAACGCTGCAGCGCGACCGGTCGACGGTGTATCGGTGGTGGATGGGGTTGTCGTTCCCTGCCAGGGCCGATGCCGAGCGGCTGGTGGCGTTGTTAGCGCCGCAGGGGCTGGATTTCAACGGGTGTTATACGACCAATGGCCGAGATACCGATGCGCGGGGGTAGTTGTCCGCCGTTGGTGCCGCCGGCGTGTGATTTGGCGGGGTTGCAGTGGTTCCCGCTGGATATCGATCGGTTGCTGGGTAGTCAGTTCCACCAGGGGGCGGACGATACGGCGTGGCGGGCTGGGGTGACGCTGTGGATCAAGAGTTTTCGGCAGGTGCCGGCGGCGTCGTTGCCGGCGGATGATGCGGCGCTCGCCCGACTCGCGGAGCTGGGCCGGGATGTGAGGACGTGGCGGCGGGTGCGATCGGCGGCGCTGCACGGGTGGGTGTTGTGCAGTGATGGGCGGTTGTATCACCCGGTGGTGGCTGAGCGGGCGCTGGCGGCGTGGATCGGGCGGATTAATGATCAGCGGCGGTCGGCGGCGGGCAATCGGGCGCGGGGCCGGCGCGTGGCATCGACGGCGCAGTTGGATGCGTGGCTGGGTGAGGCGCGGGCGGCGCTGGGGCGGTTGGCGGGCCGTGCAGGTGGAAGTGCTGCCGGGAGTCCTGCCGGGAGTCCTGCAGGGAGTCCATCGGGGGGTCCCTCGGGGAGTCCCTCAGGGGGTCCCTCAGGGAGTCCCTCAGGGAGTCCGGCAGGGGCGGATGGTTGGCCGAAGGCGGCCGGGTTTATGGCGAAGGCGCTGCGGGGTGTGTTGGTGCGGGTCAGCAGCACTGATCCGGTGTTGTTGGGTTGGTTGGCGGATGGGTTTTCGGTGGAGCAGTTGCTGGAGGCGGTGCAGCTGGCACGGCAGTACAAGCCGGCGCCGGAGCCGCTGCCGGCGCGGTATCTGGATAAGGTTTTGCGCAGTCGAGGTGATGCCAATGGGGCGGGGTCAAGGGGCTGGGATGCGGCGCGCGAGCAGCGCGCTGCCGCGCTCACGGGCCGCGATGCAGCGGGCGGCAACAATGAGTCAATCGACGGTGAGTTCCGCGAGGTGTGAGCCGTTGCCGATTCGGTGGGTGGAGCGGCTGTTCGAGGTGTTGTTGCACCACTATGGCAAGCGGTTTGTGGATCAGTGGGGGCAGGTGGATCCGCAGGCGCTGAAGGCGCATTGGGCGCAGCAGTTGGGGTCGTTGTCGGAAGCGGAGTTGCGGCGCGGGTTGAAGCGGCTGGATCAATGCGCGTGGCCGCCGTCGTTGCCTGAGTTCAAGGCGCTGTGCAGGGCAGCGCAGGATTATGAGGCGGCATTTTTCGAGGCGGTGCGGGAGTCGCAGCGGCGGCGCGATGGGCTGGATGAGTGGAGCGAGCCGGCGGTTTTCTGGGCGGCGGTGCGGATGGGCCGCGATTTGCACAGCCGGCCGTATGAGCAGTTGCGGTTACGGTGGCGTGAGGCGTTGGATTCGGCGGTGGAGGATATCCGCAGCGGCCGGCTGGCGGATGAGGTTCCGCCGGCGCGGGCGCCACGGTTGCCGCCACGGCCGCAGGCGCCGTCGGCTGAGGGGTTGGCGGCGGCCGAGGAGGCGCTGGAGGCGATGCGTGCGGCGCTGCGGCGGCAGGGGCCGTCTGGGTGAGGCGCCCTGCCCTGCCCTAAAGTTTGTCGGGGTTGATGATGCCCCAGTCGGCGACTTGGTAGGGTGCCGCGCTGTCGGCGGCCCGGCCGGGTGGGCGGCGGGTGATGATTATGCCGAGCTGCTGCAGGTCGGCCAGTGCCCGGTAGGCGCTGGCGCGACTCAGGCCGACGGCGGTCTGCAGGTCGGCCAGGGTGGCGCCGTGGCGCAGGGCGCGCAGGATGGCGACGGTTTGTTGGTGGCGGGTCATGGGGTGATGCGGGCGCCGGATGGGAGCAGGGCCACTTCGGGGGAGAGGTCGGCGTGTTGCCAGACGCGTTGCACGACTTCTAGGGTGGCGACTTGTTGGCCGGCGGTTGCCTCGCGCAGGCGCTGGGCCAGGGCGGGGCCGTCTATGCCCCACTGCTCGCTCAGTTGGTGCCCGTTTTCCTCGATTTCGACCCATGCGATGCGCAGGTCCACTCTGCCGTCGCAATAGTCGCGCAGGGCGTGGCACAGGGCTAGCCATTCGGGCTTAGTGAATGCGAGGCGATCCTTGTTGAGGATGTACAGGTACCGCTCGGCTATGGCGTTGACGCGCGCTGAGCGGTTGTCGTGGCCGTCCAGGACGGCTTGCAGGGGCCGGCCGGCGTAGATGCTGATTCTGTTGTCGCCCATGGTTATCTCCTAGAGTTTCAGTTGGCCAGTTTCCAGTTTGCGCTCTCTGACTCGTTGCGATGCGGAGCTTAGCGCCGGCGCCCAAGATGGAAAGTTTCGCGCCAGGGCTTCGATTTCTAAAGCGGCGTCCTCGAGCGCTCTATTTAGAGCGCGGCGGGCAGCATTCACGGCTGCGCTTTCGCGTTTTTGCTTTTGCTGGGGCGGTGTTGTGATGTTGGTCAGACATGCCGGTATGTGTAGCTCCGGGCGTTGTTTCATGGTCGTGACTCCAGTGGGTTAGAGGTTGGCGCACTGCTTGGCAAGCTCGCGCTGGTATACGTCCAGCGCTACCCATTTGATGAGCCATTCCCGGCCTTGTACGGTCAGCATGACCATTCCGCGCTCGCGGCGGACGGGCTCAGCGTTGAGCGTGACGGTGTGGCCGTTGTAGCCGTCGGGCAGGGTGATTGTTTGCATGGTCTATTCGCTCCAGATTGCGCGCCCCGACACCATGCCGGGGCGCTGGGTGGTCGATCGTTACGCGGCTTGCTGCTGCTGCGCGTCGGGCTGGTTGTAGGCCAGCAGGTAGTCTGCCGCGCGTTGCGCCTGGCTGGCGGCGGTGAAGATGGCGCGCTTGTCGTTGCGCAGGATTTGCAGCCAATGTGCGATGTATTCGGCGTGCTGCAGCTGGCCTGCTACACCGAGCGCGGCGCAGGTGTAGGCGCTGGCGATTTCGGCGATCAGTTCTTCGGCCGCGTATTTGTGCGCGCCGAATCGGCCGGACAGGTCGCGGGCGCAGCGTGTTGAGTGGCCGGTCCAGTGCGCAAGCTCGTGCAGGGCGGTGCTGTAGTAGCCGCCAGCGTCTGCAAACTGGTCGCGCCGTGGCAGACGGATGTAGTCGAGCATGGGCGCGTAGGCGGCGCGGTCTCCACCGTGGCGGATGTCGGCGCCGCTGCGCTGGATCAGGCGCTCGGCGAGGTCGTGCGGCTGCCATGCGTTGGCCGGCGCCGGGGCGGCTGCGGTGGTCGGCTCGATGCCGTCGATCTGGGCCACGTTGAACACGGTGTAGCCACGCAGCACGAACCGCGGGCCGTCGTTGTCGTCGTCGGCTTCCTGGCCGCCGCCCGGGTCGAGTTTCTTCCAGAAGATGATTTTCGCGCCGCGTTCGCCTTTGCGGACCTGGCCGCCGCGTTCCTGCGCTTGGCGGTAGGTCATCCATTCGGGCACCGAGTAGCCGCATTCGTGCTCGGCCATCCAAAGCAGGGCCACGTTCAGGCCACGGTAGCGCGTGCCGCTGGCTGGGTTCCACGGCATGCCGCTGTAGCCGCTGGCGGTGTTCCACGGCTTGACCCACGGCGCGGTGCCGGCCTCGAGGGCGGCGATGATCCGGTCGGTCACGTCCTGGTAGAGGTCGCTGTGCATTGTTCAACTCCTGCCCTTGCGGGCTGTTCTCCCGGTCCCGCCTATCGGGTCCGTGGATGGGCGGCTGTTTCAACCGCGGAAGTATTGTCTCACAGCGCGCGACTAATGGCAAGGGGTTTCTGTCCCTTAGGGACTCTCTAAGGGAGTCCCTTGGGGAGTCCTTAAGGGAGCTAAAAACGGTCCCTTGGGGAGTCCCAAGTGATTTAGGTTGGAGTAGTAATTCCAAACCTGAGTCAAATTCTCTGTCGTGGCTCTTGATATCGTCTCAAGCTCACGCTAAGGTGCCGTCAGACCAGGTGCGCAAGGGCGGCAGCGTGGCGGGAATCAAGCGTTTTCAAGCGGAGGGCGGCGCCGGGTGGCGTCGAGGGCGGCAAGGACTGCCCCGTTTGAGCCAGCCGCAGCCGTTGCCCAGCGGATCACAGCGGCACGGGGTCGGTGAGTGATGGCAACGCACGGCGGCGCACGGCCGGGCGCAGGACGGCCAGCAGGCGGGCTCAGTGAGTCGCGGCGGCTGCTGGATCAGGCGATTCGCCAGGGCATGGCCATGGCGGTCAGGGATCGGCACCCTGCTGCGGCCGGCACGGCGGACGAACTGGCAATGGCCGGCGCGGCTGAAATCATCCGCATGATGATGCACGCGGGGCATGGTGACCGGGTGCTGGCAATCTGGGCACAGATTGCACCCGCTGCGCCGGCAACGAACGGCCGCGAATCGGCCAGCGGTTCGCCGCTATCGGATGCACTCGAGCGGCTGCCAGGTGGTCACGGCGCGCCTGTCGCGCGCCAGTTGTCGGACGATCGGCAGGATCGTGGCGCCAGTGCTGGCGATGATGCCGCGCGACCTGCTGATTGCGAATCAGCCGGCCGCCTGATTGAGGGTGTTCCGGCCGTTGATCTGCCGGGGCAGATTCCGCTGTCGGTCGATGCACCAAGGCCGGCGGGCAATGCGCCAGCTGGGTGCGCGCCGGGCACTTCGTCCAGCAGCGTGCCAGCCGGGTGCGCGCCGGCTGGCGCGCCCCCCCCTACCCCCACCCCCCCCCGCGGCCGCAACGCGCAGGTTATCCACCCCGACAGATTTGATTTTTTGAATTTGGAGGTGGCCGAGTGATGGCCGCCAGGTATCGCGCATGGGTGTCTGGGGTGGTCCCCGTGCGGCGATCCGGAGCAGCGACGTGACGGTGTTCTCTCCTGCGCCTGATGTCGCGGCGCCGGGTGCTCTGGCAGCGGGTCTCTCCTCCCCGCTGGACGGCCCGGCGCCACTTTTCCCAGCCCGCCGCATGACGCCCGACGAGGCGGCCGCCTGGCGCTGGCAGTGGCCAAACGCGACGGCGGACGATGTGACGCGGCTGTCGTGGCTGCTGTTGCGGTGGCGCGTCGATCCGGTGCTGTTCGCCGCCGAGGCGTTGCGGGTGGTGCTGATGCCGTACCAGCAGCACATGCTGCTGGACCTGGCCGATGCGCCGGCTGAGGTGTACGCGTTCCATGGTTTGCCTGACGGCAATCCGAAACGGCAGGTTCTGGCGCCATCGGGCCACGGCCTGGGCAAGACGCGCACGCAGGCGGTGGCGATCTGGTGGCACACGCTGACGCACCAGTTCAGTCGGCGCGTGGTGACAGCGCCGACCGGCGAGCAGCTCTCGCGCCAGCTGTGGGGCGAGGTGCGCAAGATGTACCGGCGCCTGAAGCGGCATTGGCCGATGCTGGCGGCCGACTGGGAGGTCCAGGCCACGGCGGTGGTGCATCGAAACCCGGATTTCGGCGACTGGATCACGGTGGCGCGCACGGCGCGGGCCGAGGAACCGGAGGCGCTGCAGGGGGCGCACGCGCTGGATGACGATGACGCTTTTGGCGATCTGGCGCAGGTGTTCGGCGAGGATCGCGAGGGCGGCCAGTCGGGCGGCATCCTGGTGGTGATCGAGGAAGCCAGCGGCGTCGACGATGCGATTCGCGTAGTGCTGCAGGGTGCCTTGTCGGAGGAAGGCGCGCGATTGCTGGCGTGCGGCAACCCGACCCGCCCGGACGGCTGGTTCGCGCGCGACATGGATCATGTGGACCGCTACGCGGTGCACACGCTCGATTGCCGGATGTCGGACCGCAGCCAGGTCTACACCATGCGCTATCGGGACCTGGCTGGGCGCACGCACGAAGCGCGCCTTCGCGGTTTCGTGCGCCCGGCCTACTGGGAGGAACTGCTGGCCGACTGCGACGGCGACGAGGAACACGACGTGTTCAAGGTGCGCGTGCGCGGCATGAAGCCGACCAGCGCGCTGACGCAGGTGATCAAGGCGCACTGGGTGGACGAGGCGATGACGCGCCAGCCGGGTCCGGACTGCCTGCGCGCGCCGGGCGTGATCGGGCTGGACTTTGGCGTCACCAGCGACAAGCACGCGCTGGCGGTGCGTTTCGGCTTCGCCATCCGCGAGGTCGACGAATGGCTACCGCCGGACCGGCCGGACGATGTGACGCTGATGGCGGTCGACCGGGCGCTGGACGTGGTGGAGCAGTACCGCGGGCGGGTGCGGTTCATCGTCGGCGACAGCAACGGCGTCGGGCGCGGGGCGATGGAAACGCTCACGCGGCACTTCCGCGACCGGCCCGAGCAGGGCGTGACGGTGGTGCATTTCAACTCCGGTACCGGCGCGCGCGACGGCAAGCGCTTCGCGCGGCGGCGGGATGAGCTGTGGTTCAAGCATGGGCGAGCGTTCTTTGCCGACCCGCGTTGCTCGCTGATCGCCCATCCGGGCCTGCGCAAGCAGCTGACCACGCCCGGCTACAGCGAGGGCGGCGACCGGCGCATCAAGGTCGAGAGCAAGCAGGACATCCAGCGGCGCACCGGCGAGCCGAGCGGCAATTCCGCCGACGCGGTGCTGATGACGCTGGTGCCCAGGATCGAGGAAGTCGCGCAGCAGCCGCCCGCGGACCCCGATCCGCGCCCGCGGGTGCTGCTGGACCACTTCGCGCGGCTGGGGCGGCTGCGCGACGCCAGAGCGGGGCATTTGATCGCATGAGCAACAGGAAAGCGGAGCCGAAATTGATTGCCTGTCACCGCCACGACGGCGGTTTACGTATGACTGCCGCGTTTTGCGGGGAATCGTGGCTACGGGCGCAGGCAGCCACGGATGTTATCGAGCGCACGCGCCTGGCGCCGTGCGTGGACTGCTCGAGCGGGCGGCGTCGGGCCAAGGGCGTCGAGGAAAAACCCGCCCGCACGCGGGTGTGGGAACGGTGGAGCATTGTCTGATGGCGCACGTGCAGCAGCCGGAGCATATCCATGTGTCGGTCTTCGAGGCGCGGCTGCATGGGATGGAAGACAAGCTGAACGCGCTGTGTGGGCTGGTCGAACGGCTGGTACGGGTCGAGGAACGCCAGGCGCAAAACCAGGAAGCCATCCAAGCCCTGTGGGCAGAACAAACGCGGATGCGCGAGAAGATGGAATCCGTATCGACCGCGGGCGCACGTTCGACGTGGTCGGTGGACCGGATCGAGCGTCTGTTGTGGCTCGCGCTGACGATGCTGGCCGGCTGGTTCGGGTCACGGTTCGGGGGCTAGTCGATGGCATACACGCTGAGCGCCAGGAGCAGGAGCAACCTGCGCGGTGTCCACCCGGACCTGGTGCGCGTCGTCGAGCGCGCCATCGAGATCACCGACCAGGATTTCATGGTCCTCGAGGGCGTGCGCACACCCGAGCGCCAGGCCGAGCTATACGCCCAGGGGCGGACCCGGCCCGGGCCTATCGTCACGTGGACGCTCGACTCGCGCCACTTCGCCCAGGCTGACGGCTACGGGCACGCGGTCGACCTAGTGCCGTGGCCCGTCGACTGGAGCACGCCGGCCAGGTTCGACGCGGTGGCCGCGGCGATGTTCGCGGCGGCCGACGAGCTTGGCGTAGGGTTGCGCTGGGGCGCCGACTGGGACCAGGACGGCAATCCGCGCGAGCGCGGCGAATCCGACAGCCCGCACTTCGAGCTCGCCCGATGAGCGAGACACCAGAGGCACTGCGGCGCGATCTGCGCTTCGGGCTGCCGGCATGAAGGCACCGACCTGCCGGGACAGCCGGGGCCGCGAGTCGGCGACGTTGCCGTTCGTGCTGGTGTCGTGGGCGGCGGTAACGGCGGCGTTTGTGCGGTCATGGTTGTTTCCGGTGGCCGGCATGGTGCCGATGGGCGCCGCCGAGTACGGCTCGGCGGTGGCGCTGATTCTGGCGATCTGGCTGGGACGCGAGTGGACCGAGAAGACGACCGGACGGGCGCCGTCGTGACGCGTGTGTGGGTGTACGGCGCGTTGGCGCTGGTGCTGGCGACGGTGGCGGCCGGCTGGATGGGCTACCGGCGCGGGGTGACGGTGGAGCGCCTGCGGGGCGAGGCGGCGCAGGCGCAGGTGCTGCGCGAGGCGTTGGCGCGTGTGCAGGAACGTCAGGCGCAGGTACAGATGTTGCGGGCGCAGCAGGAACGGGTAAGCGAACAGGCGGAGGCGACCTATGCGCAGATGCAGGCTGAGATTGATCGCCAGCGCAGGGCTCTGGCTGGCGCTGGGCGGTTGCGCGACCCCGGAGCACGTGCGTCTTGTGGAGACGCCCTGCCCTCCCCCACCGCCGCTGCCGGCGTTTCTGCGGACGGCCCCACCGGCGCCGAACTTTCAGAGCGAGCTTCGGGATTTCTTCGTGATTTCGCCGAGCGATGCGACCGCGCCGCCGCCTACGCGCAGGGCGCGCACCGATGGGCGGTGAGCCAGGAAGTGGACCCATGAGCGAATCACTGGCGCAAGCACTGCCGAAAGAGCAGCAACGCGTGCGTGATCTATTGCGGCTGTACGACGCAATCCCGACCGGGGTATTCGCCGCAACGGCGATGCGCCAGTCGCTGGCTCGGGCCGAGCGCGCGGCCGCGGCAGGTGATTTGGCGGCCATGCTGGCGGCGTATCAGGATTTGCAGGGCTATAGCGCATGACCGCCGCTGACGCCATCCAGGCCGGCATCGTGCTGTGCAGCGCGACGGCGGCGTGGTTGGTCAATTCGCCGGGCCGGCGGGCGCGCGGGGTCGGCGCGGTGGTCGGTCTGTGTGGGCAGCCGCTGTGGTTCGTGGCGGCGTGGCAGGCCGGACAATGGGGAATTCTGGCGTTGAGTGGCTGGTACACGCTGGCCTGGGCGCGTGGGGTGTGGCATTGGCTGCGTCCGGCGGTGCGCGGTGATCGCCCGGCACAGCCGGGCTCCTACAGAGCCGACAGTTCAGGCGAGGCACGCGCATGAAGCCGACGGTGGATGTGGCGACGTGGCGGCGGCGGATTGTGGCGGCGCGGCGGCGGCGCGAGCAGTACGAATCGCGGTGGGCGAGTTATGCCCGGCTGCACACGGGTTGTTATCTGGCGATGCAGGACCAGAACGATGATGCGGCGGTGACGTTGCCGACGGGCGATCAGGTGAAGGTGGGGGCGATCTTTCGCAACGTCGAGCAGACGATGGCGCTGCTCGAGGTGCCGGAAATTGCCGTTGATGCCAAGGCGGAGGATGTGCGCCGGGAGCTGGGCATGAGCGACACGCATCGGGAGACGTTGTTGGCGACGGCGCTGGAGCGGTCGATGCGGCGTTCCGGGCTGCTGGAGCGCGAGGAGGTGGCCGACGCTGTGAAGCGCGATGGTGTGGTGGTGGGTCACGGGGTCAGTTACAGCTACTGGCGGATGGTGACGCGGCGCGTGCAGGCCGGCTCGGCGATGGTGATGGAAGTGGCTCCGGATGGTTCGTTTGAGCCGGTGCTGACGCGTGACGGGTTGCCGTTGTCCGAGCCGGTGGAAGTGGACGCAACGGTCTACGAAGGGGTGCAGGACGAGTATGTGTCGCCGCTGGAGTTTCTGTTTGATGCCTCGTCGCGCTCGATACGCCGGGCGCGCTGGCACGGGCGCGAGGTGATCCGGCCGCTGGCCGAGGTGCAGGCGGATAAGCGGTACACGGTGCCGGCCGACATCGAGGGCACGGCCTATCGGCTGAAAGACCTGTATGGGGTGGAGCAGTCGCCGGAGGAAGCGTATGAGGAGGATTCGGTTCGGTTGATCGACGTGTGGGACAAAGACAATTCGGAGTTGGTGACGCTGCTCGAGCACAACGGCCGGCGCAGGAAGGGCGCGAAGTCAAAGACCGCTGACACGACCGAAATGCTGGCGGTGCGGGTGGAGCCGTGGCCGATGACGTTCGAGCATCCGGACGATTCGCCGTTTTCGTTTTTCATCCCGATTCCGGGCAATGACTATCCGTTCGGCGTGCCGCAGATAGAGCATGTGCGCAATCAGGCGGTGGAGCTGGACAAGGTGCGTACGCGCCAGGCCAACATGACCCGGCAGCTAAAACGCATTCCGGTGTTCAAGAAGGGCGCGGTGGATGCCGATCAGGTGCGCCGGGCCTACAACGGGCCCGACGTGGAGCCGGTGGCGGTGGATGTGGCCGACGGCGAGAAGCTGACCGACCTGTTTGACGAGATCACCACGCCGTCGGTGCACGCGGACTTGTACAACCAGCAGCAGGCGGCCGAGCGGGACATCGACAAGACGACGGGCATTTCGGATGTGCCGGGCGGCGGCGCGGATACGGCGACCGAGGCCGAGCATATTTTTCAGATTGGCAATGCGCGCGGCACGCGCAAGCGGCGGCTGTTTCTGAGCTATCTGCGCGAGGTGGCGTATGCGCACAAGGCGTTGCTGGCGGAGTTCGCGCCGCTGGGGCAGAAGCTGAAGGTGTTCGGCCCGGACGGCCAGCCGGTGGAGCTGGAGTACGGCCGCGAGGCGTTCGATGGTGAGTTCTCCCTGGCGGTGAATCCGGGCGGCGAGGCGGCGGCGCTGTCGCCGGTGGAGCGCAAGGGCATGATCGAGGCGGCCAATCTGTTCCTGGGCCGGTTCGGGCCGGTGTTCGACAAGGTGTTTGCGCGCCAGGTGCTGACCAAGCTGAATTTCCGCGACGTGAACACGCTGTTGCAGGCGGTGCCGGCGGACGTGATGAGCGCGGTGCAGATGGGGCAGATGCCCGGCACCGGGCAGCGCCCGCCGGGTGAGGATATTGCGATGAACGCGCAGACCGACGGGCAGGCGCTGCAGGGGGCGTTCAATGAGCCGGTGGGCGGGTGAGGCGTGGTGTTTTTGCAGGTTATTTGCTGCGAGAAGAATTTTCGGGGGTAGACTCTTGCTATGAACGCACAAGCTGACAACGCACAGGGGACGGACCTGGAGGCTGGCGCAGCGGCCGGCCAGGCGCCGCCGCCGGTGGTCGAAACGGCCCATGACGCGGGCGCGGCGGCGCCAGCGTCGCAGGACGGCGCCGGTGGGGCGTCCACGGATGTACGGGCGCCGCGCAGTCGCGCGGAGTCGGCGATGGCGCGGGCGATGGCGCGCGCCGGTGTGAAGACGGGTGATTCTGCGTCGGCGGACGCGACGGATGGGCAGGCGGCGGCCGGGCACGCTGCGCGTGAGGCGCAGGACGGTGACGGCGGCGACAGCACCCAGACCGACGCGGCAGCCGGCGGGGCCGATGCAGATGCGTCGAAGGCAGGCGCGGCGACGGGCGATGACCCGTCGCCGGACAGCACCTCGCAGGCGCCTGAGGATTGGCCGCGTGAGTGGACGGAGCGGTTTGCCGCGCTGCCCACGGATGAGGCTCGGCAGATGGTCCTGGCGATGAACAAGGACATGACGGCCGGGCTGCAACGAGGACTCCAATCCCTGGCCGAGCAGCGCCGGGGCAGCGAGTCGTTATTCGATGCCATGCGCCGGACCGGGCACGAGACCGGTGAGGTGGAAGCCTTGCTGGGCTTGTCGGCGCGGTTCAAGGATGACCCGCACGGGGTGCTGCAGACGCTGGCCGAGCAGGCCGGCGTGGAGCTGTCCGCGTTGGCGGCCGACGCGCCGCCGGCGGAGTTCGAGGACGCGGCGGCACTGGCCAAGTGGGCCAGTGACAAGGCCCGACGCGACCTGGAGCGCGAGCAGCGCACGCAACGCCAACGCGAGGCGGCCGAGCGGCAGCAGGTGCAGGTGCGCGAGCGGTTCCAGCGCGAGCTGGCGGATGCCGCCGGCAAGTACGGTGACCTGAGGCAGCACTGGCCCGCGGTGGCGGATGTGCTGCAGGCGCAGCCGATGTTGTCGGTGGATCAGGCGTACCGGGTGGCGCGCTTCGAGGCGCTGCAGCAGCAGGCGGCGCAGGTGGATACGCTGCGGGCGGAGGTGGCGGCGCTGAAGGCGGCGGAGGAAGGCCGGCGCAAGCAGGCGACGCAGCCGCCGCCGGGGCGTGGCGGCACGGGCCGGGCAGCACCGCCGAAGGGTGGGCAGTCGCGGGCCGAGGCGGCGCTGGCACGGGCAGAACGACGACTCGCGGCCAACGGCGCCGCGTAACGATTTGAGGTAGCGCAATGGCTGTCAACAGCACGGGGGTGCCGCTTTTTGCCGGCATCGAGGACCTGGACGATATGTTCATCACCACGATGGAGGAGATGGACAAGGATTACAGCGACGAGATCACGATTCCGCATCCGGTATGGCGGTATCTGAAGGACAACAGTCTGATCGAGTACCGGGACAGCATCGGCACGCATGTGCCGTGGCGGGTGATGGACAAGCCGAACTCGACGGTGCGGTCGTTCAGCCACTATGACGATGTGGACAACACGCCGTCGGATGTGCTGAGCGAGGCGAAGTTTGCCTATGGCCATATCGTCGGCACGCAGATGTACAGCCGCGAGGAGCTGACCAAGAACAGCGGGCGTGAGCAGCTGATCGACCTGATGGAGCTGAAGGCCAAGCAGCTGGAGATCAGCATGGCCAATTACTTCGGCACGCTGCTGAGCGGCACGCAGGACGCCAACGGGCGGGACTTCATGGGTCTGGGTCGGGTGCTTGGGTATGACCTGAGCTGTGGCGGCATCGACCCGACGGCGCCGGGGTTCGCGTACTGGAATCCCCAGCGCGGGCTCAAGAGCGGTGGCGGCAGTTATGCGCTGGCGACCGAATTCCGCGAGGGGTTCCGCCGGCTGGAGCGGCTGTGCACGTATCGTGGGCGCCGGCCGACGGTGTTCGTGTGCGGGGAAGACCTGTACGACGAGTTCCAGGCGTGGGCCGAGAGCAAGTTGCAGCTGCGCATCGACGATCTGAAAAGCCAGAAGGGCTGGGGCGACTTCGAGATGTTCCCGTACAACGGGCGGACCATCATCTACGACGAAACGATGGCGGCCAAGGCCGGCTGGCTGATCGACTTCAAGGAGTCGGTGAAGCTGCGCATCCATCGCGGGACGAATTTCACGTTCAACCCGTGGCAGATGATGGAAAGCAAAGTCGCGAAGAAGCGCGACTGCCTGACCTATGCCTCGCTGTACGTGAAGTACCGCAACAGCAATGGGGTGATTACGTACACCTGAGTGGGCCATGTGGTGGGGCGGCTGTGCCGGGCGGTTATCGCGCGGCGCAGCCGCGCTCCTACAACAGATTGTGTGAGGTGAGTCATGGCAGACGAAGCGATGGGGCCGACGGTGACGGTGCACATGAGGCTGGCCAAGTTCGAGGGCGAGTTCGAGGAAGGCAAGACGCCGGTGGAGGTGATCGAGACTTCCGAGACGGCGCCGCTGGCCGAGTGGCTGGCCCGGCAGGGAGGCGATGACCATGCCTAGCGTGCGGGTGAGTGTGTCGGCGTTCTACGACGGGCAGACCACGCCGGCGGGCGGGGTGGTGGTGTGCGATGCGGACTTCGCCAAGCGCACGGTGTTGTTCGGCCACGGCGACTTGCTGGTGGACGGCGCGCCGGTGGATTTCGAGACGGCCTGCGGGCGGCTGCGGGCGACCGACGATGAGATTGCCTTCACGGCGCCGATCCGCGCCGCGGCGCTGGCGGAACGCGAGGGCTGAGCCATGGGCATGACCAATGCAATGCGAGATTACTGGGCGCAGTCCAGCATCGGCGAGGCGGTGACGGCCTTCGACAACGCCAATGCGTATATCGCCGCCGGCGACAGCGCGACCGCCTTTGCCGCCACGCAGACCGACCTGCAGGCGGCCACCAACAAGCTGCGCAAGGCGATGGACGCCACCTATCCGCAGCGCAGCGGCAACGTGCTGACGTTTCGGGCCACCTTCGCCACCGGCGACGCGAACTTCGCATGGAACGAGTGGGGCATCTTCAACGCCGCAGCGGCGGGCACGATGATGCAGCGCAAGGTCGAGAACCTGGGCACCAAGACCAGCGCGCAAAGCTGGCAGATGACGGCGACGATCACGATCAACGCCGGTTCATGACCTGGCTGTTGGCGGGGCTGGTCGTGCTGGTCATCATGCGGGCGGTGGTGCGCGCCATCGATCGGGCGGACGCCGAGGAGGCTCAGCGCGAGCTGTTGGCGCTGCTGGCCGAGCGGGCGGACGATCGCGTGATTGCCGACAACCTGGATGTTTGACGTGGTCGATCTGCAGGCCATTCTGTCCGAAAGCAACGCTTGCGCCCGGTACGAGCGCGAGCGGGACGGCGGGGACGTGTGGCAGACGCCGGCCGAGCTTTCCGCGTCGGGCGCGGGCGATTGCGAGGACTTTGCCATCGACGCCTGGGCTCGGGCCAAAGCCGCGGGCTACACGGCTCGGGTGGCGTGGTGCCTGCGCCAGGACGCCGACGCGCGGCGCAGCCATATGGTGTGTCTGGTCCGCGAGGACGCCGATCCGTGGGTGCTGGATGTGGTGGCTGATGCGGTGTGCCGGCTGTCCGAGCGTCCGGACCTGGCGGTGGTGCTGGAGATGGATGACGCGGGTGTGTATATCCGGGACGTCAGGAGGCCCGTGAGCACCATCCAGCAATGGGCGGACGTGCTGGGGCGGATGCGGATCAACGCGAGGTGAGGATATGAAGTACGAACAGCTCAGTACCGACTACATGGATGACCATATCGCCGAAGCGATGCACGGGCGCGAGATGGAGTGGTTTCACTACGACATCGACCGGCAGAACTTCCTGGACATGATCGCCGCGCTGCCACCAGGCGATCCGCAGCGTGCGCAGTTCGCGCAGCGCGTCGAGCAAGTCGAAGAGCAGATGGCGGTGGTCGAGCGCGTGTACGAGGCGCTCAAGCGGCGCATCCGCAATCCGCAGGCGCACGCCGCGGCCGTCGAGAGGGTCCGACTCAAGCGTGCACCTGCCGCATAGGGCTGGCCGGTGGCGCAGTTTGTTGCGGTCGCGCACGCCAGTTCGCCCAATGTCTCCGTCTATCCGTGGAGCGGCAGTGGGTTTGGCACGAAGTTCGCCGATCCGGCCACGTTGCCGACGGGGGCTGGCGTAGGCATCACCTTCTCGCCGGCCGGCGATGCCCTGGCCGTCGCGCACGAATTGTCCCCCTCCGTCTCCGCCTACCCGTGGAGCGGCAGTGGGTTTGGCACGAAGTTCGCCGATCCGGCAACGCCGCCGGACGGTGGAAATAGCATAGCCTTCTCGCCGGCCGGCGATGCGCTGGCTGTCGCGCACTACGAATCGCCCAATGTCTCCGTCTATCCGTGGAGCGGCAGTGGGTTTGGCACGAAGTTCGCCGATCCGGCCACGTTGCCGACGGGGGATGGCCTAGGCGTTGCCTTCTCCCCGTCCGGCGATGCCATAGCGGTCGCGCACATCAACTCCCCCTACGTCTCCGCCTACCCTTGGAGCGGGAGTGGCTTCGGGGCGAAGTTCGCCAATCCTGCGGTGCTGCCGACGGGGGATGGTTGGGGCGTCGCGTTCGGCCAGGACCCGCCAACACCGATCGTCGCGTTCGACACGTTGACTCCAGCCCTGGTAGAGGCGGTGTCGCTGTTCGGGGTGGTGTCGGCCAGCGATACCCTCACGCCGTCGGTGGCGGAGGTTGCTCAGGCGCTGGTGTCGTTGTTGACCTCCGACACGCTGACGCCAGCAGTGGCCGACGCCAGTGTGCTGCTGTCGCTGCTGGACCGCACCGACACCCTGACTCCAGCCCTGGCAGAAGCGGTATCGCTGTTCGGATCGGCATCGCTGATCGACACGTTGACTCCAGCCCTGGTAGAGGCGGTGTCGCTGTTCGGGGTGGTGTCGGCCAGCGATACCCTCACGCCGGCACTGGCGGAGGCCGCTGCCGGGGCTGCCGTGGTGAGTGGCACCGATACGCTGACGCCTGCGTTAGCGCAGTTGGCCGGCGTGGTGGCGGTGATGACCGGCGCCGACACGCTGACCCCGCTGGTGGATGACGCCGGCACGCTGCTGGCGCTGCTGACGCGCGCCGACGCGCTGGCGCCGTCGCTGGTGGATGCGGTCTGGCCGGACCTGCCCGGCATGGCGCTGCGGGCGCTGACGGTGGTGCTCAAGGCGGCCGACGGCACGCCGCAGGTGGGCGCCACGGTGCGGGCGCTGCGGGTGCGGCCCGGCGGCGGGCTGCGCACGGTGGTGTCGCCGCTGGTGGTGTCGGCGGTGACGGACGGCAACGGCGTGGCGGTGCTGACGCTGCTGCCGAGCTTCGGCGATGCGTACCGGATATTCGCCACGGCGGTGGACGGCCGGGCGCTGCTGGACGTGGCGGTGTTGCTGGACGGGGACGCGAATTTGCATGAGCTGACGCCGCTGGAGGGCATGACATGGCACTGACGCTGGCGACGGTGACGGGCAAGTTGCTGGATCAGGCCGGGGTGGCGCAGGCCGGCGCCACGCTGACGCTGATGCTGGACCGGCCGGACGTGGACCCGGTCGAGGGCTATCTGTTGCCGCTGGCGCAGGTGTTCACGGCGGACGTGGACGGGGTGGTGGTCATCCAGGTGTGGCCGAACGACCTGGGCAGCGAGGACAGCCGTTATCGGGTGGTGGCGGTGACGGCGGCCGGCGAGGCGCTGTTCAGCGGGGCGATGACGGTGCCGTCGGCCGGCGGGGCGCTGTTCGATCTGCTGGACCTGGGCTTTACCGGGCCGCCGCCGGGCAGTGGCCGCGATACCGGCCGCGAGGCGCGCTTGGTCGGCGACGTGGCGGACTTGCTGCACGAGGTGCCGCCGTCGAGCGAGACCGCCCGCAAGATCAAGCGCTGGCTGCAGCTGGTGGTCGAGGATGTGGCGCAGGGCCGGCGCTGGTGGTTCCTCGATCATTTGAGCCAGGGCGGCATCGGCGCCGGGGCGGATGTGATCGACCTGGTGGGCGATCTGGACCGGATCGTGGCGGTGTATTGCCCGCTGCGCCTCGATAACGTGCCGCTGGCGGTGATTGCGCATGAGCGCGCGCAGGCGCAAAAGGAGGCCCGCCCGAATGCCGGCTGGCCGACGCATTACGCGCTGGAGGGCGGCCGGCGGGTGCATCTGTGGCCGGCGCCGCACCAGGCGATGCCGTTTGCGGTGCATTACGCGCGCCCGGCGGATGTGCAGTTGTTCCCGCCCGGCTGGGACGCGATCTTGCTCAACGGGGTGTTGGGGCTGTTCGGGCAGCATTTCGACCGCGATGCGCTGTCGCAGCGGCCGGAGTATTTCGAGGGTCGCTACCGCGAGCAGCTCAAGCGCGCGCGGCTGGAGCATCACGACCTGGTGCGCCTGCCCGGCTGGCTGGCGGATACGGCCACGGCCACGCTGGGGGCCAGCAGCGCCAGTGCGGCGGCGGTGCGCCGGGTGATGCCGGCCAGTCTGGAGGGGATCGGGTCGGTGTTCGTGTATCCGTTGGAGGTGGTGTGATGACTGTGCGCACGGTGGCTGAGTTGCGGGCGCTGTTCGAGACCGGGGACCGGCCGACGCAGCAGGACTTTGTGGACTTGATCGATTCGTTCCTGCACGCGCAGCTGGGGAATTTTCCGGACCCGCTGCCGCCGGTGTCGGCGCAGAACCTGACCAGTATCCCGATTCCGGACCCGCTTCCGGCGGTCAGCGGGGAGTTTCTGACCAACATCAACCGTTCGGACTGGGTGGCGATCAGCGCGCTGCCCAGCTATGCGACCAGCACCAGTTTTGTGGTCAGTGGCGACTTTACCGGGCTGAGTTATTTCGTGGTGGGGCGGCGGGTGCGGATTCACCTGAATCCGACCGGCTTTTATTTCGGCACGGTGCTGGATGCTACCTATGCTGCCGGACCGAACACGACCACGGTGACGGTGGACAATGAAATCCCCACTTCGGCGCTGGCCAAGGTGGATGTGAATCTGCTGGTGGATTCCGACATCGTGGTCACCAGCCTGAAGCCGGGGTCGGGGCCGGAGCTGTCGGTGTACCGCAAGGATGCGGCCGGCACCAACATCGAGCCGTGGACGATTCCGGCTGGGGTGGCGACCGAACCGGGCCTGGTGGAGCTGGCGACCGATGTCGAGACGCAGGCGCTGGCCGATGCCACGCGCGGCGTGACGCCGGCCGGCCTGGCGGCGGCGGCGGTGTCTGCGCCGACGGCCGACCGGTTGATGCGCCGCGATGCCGCTGGACGGGCGCAGGTGGCGGCGCCCAGCGCGGCGGCGGACATTGCGCGCAAGGATACGGTGGATGCCGCGCAGGCGGCGGTGCAGGCGAGCCTGAACAACCACGAAGGCGTTACCACCGGCGTGCACGGCGTGGGCGCCTCGACGGTGGAAAGCGCGAGCGGCGCACAAGCCAAGGTAAATGCGCATGCCAATCTGACCAACCCGCACGATGCCACCAGCGCGCCCGCGGCGAACCGACTGATGCTGCGCGATGCCGCCGGGCGGGCACGGGTGGCGGGGCCAAGCGCGGTCGATGACATTGCGACAAAGGGGTATGTCGATGCGAATTTCTCGGTGTACCCGTCCGGCACGAAGATGGTTTATGCCCAAGCTACGGCGCCGCCCTACTGGACGCAGGACGTCAGCGCAAACGATCGGATGTTGCGCGTGGTGTCTGGTAGCGGCGGTGGGGTAGGCGGCGATTGGCCGATCACCGGGCTGACGGTTGGCGGCACGGCTCTGACGGTCGCGCAAATGCCTTCGCATGGGCATCCGTGGACGCAGAAATTCAATATTGATAACCCTACCGCAAATGACTATAGCGGCGCACTTTTGACCCATCGTGGCACCAATCAGACCACCTTTCAGGCTTGGAATGGTGTGTCGGATGATAATCTCGGCCATGCAATCGGCGGTTCTGGCGGCGGTCAGGCTCACAGTCATGGGATCAGTTCCAGTGGATCATGGCGCCCGGCTTATACGGATGTCATTTTGGCGATCAAGGACTGAGCTGACCTGATGAATTACCGCAATGCCTGGAACTGCAAGCGCTGCCCCGGGCGCAACGATGATCAGGGTTGTCCGGCGTGGGTCGAGTACATGCAGGAGAATCCGGCCACGGGCGAACAGCGCCTGCAAAGAGAGTGCCTGTTTCAGGCGCTGCCGGTGTTTCTGATCGAGGTGGTGAAGGCGAGCAACCGTCCGGCCGCCGCTGTCGAGTCGATGCGCAACGAGATGGTGGCTGGCTTGGGGCAGGTGGCAAAGGCGCTGCCGTTGTTGTTGGAGGACGGGCGATGAGCTGTTGGCCGGTGGTGGTGACGCTGGCGTGGTGGGTGCCGGGCTGATGCTGTCGAGCAGGCCGCTGGCGGACCGGATGCGTGTGGCGCGCAACCTGCTGCCGCTGGAAAACGGCGGCATGGAGGCGCGCCCGGGCGCGGTGCAGGTGCTGGCCGGTGACGTGACTGATCTGGCGGTGTGGGGCTCGCGGCTGGTAGCCGAACGCGACGGGCGCATTGTGGTGGCCAGCGGCGGGGCGGTGCAGGACGTGGGGCAGGCCGGGCGGTTCGTGCGCGGCACGGCGTTTCAGGCGCTGACGCAGGATGCGCAGCGCGAGGAGCGGTTTTACGTGGCCGATGGGATCAATCCGCTGTGGTATCTGGCGCGCCGCGGCGGTACGACGGTGCGCGAGGCGGTGGTCAATGAGGTGCTGGACGCGGCCGGCCTGGCGTATCCGCTGCCGGTGTCGACGCTGGTGGCGACCTGGCGCGGGCGGTTGTGGGTCGACGAGGGGGCGAACCGGCTGCGGCATTGTCAGTTCGACCGGCCGGCCGAGTGGGACCCGCTGTGGACGCTGGAGTTTCAGGGCGCGGAAAGTGACCGCCGGCGGGCGCTGCTGCCGTTCGGCGAGGTGCTGTTGGTTGGCTTCGAGCGGGCCATCTGGGGCGTGACCGGGCGCAGTCAGTACGACTGGCAGACGGCGGCGGTGGTGAACGGCCGCGGCTGCGGCGGGCCGCGGTCGATGGCGTCCGACGGCGCCGGGGCGTGGTGGGTGAGCCGCGACGGGGTGTTCCGCCTGGGCGCCGAGTTGCCGCTGTCGGGCGATGTGCGCGAGTGGTTCGGCGCGCAGCACATGGACAGTCAGGCGGTGATCGTGCCGCGCACGCGGCGGCTGTTTGTGCTGTATGGCGGGCGACTGCTGGCGGTGCACCTGGACAGCGGGCGCGTGGGCGAGGTGGTGGCGGCCGGCGCGCGGGGGTTGTTCGTGCTGGATGGATGCGCCGGCTGGTGGGGCGAGAACGGCGCCTGGCTGATGGCGGCCGACGATCTGCCGGATACGGCCATCGACGGCACGCGCACGCCGGTGCAGGCGGTGCTGGAAAGTTGGGATGAGGTGCCCGCTCGGGCCGGCGGTGGGCGGGCGCTGCTGAACCGGGCGCGGTTTGTGGTGCAGGGCTCGCCACGGGGCGATGCGACGTATACGGCCACGGCCGACGGGCAGCGCAGCTTTTCCGGCACGTTCAGCCTGAGCGATGTGGCGGTGGAGGAATGGTCCGCCAGTGCGCCGCCGGCGGACGGCAGCGGCGCGGCGTGGCCGGTGCCGGGGGTGTTCCGGGAGCTGGTGCCGCGGCTGGCGGGGCGCACGTTTCGGCACCGCATCGAGGCGCCGGTGTATTTTCGCCTGGATGAGTTCAGCCCGGAGTTCCGGTTTCGGGGTGCAGCAGCAGGAGGTGGGTCATGACGGCGACGGTGATTTTTCAGTTCGGCGACGCGGAGCCGTTCACGTTGCAAAAATTAAACGCGAACTTCGCCAACATGGTCGGCGCGGTGAATGCGCTGGCGGCCGATCAGATGCTGCAGCTGGGCGCGGTGCCGGGCGGAGTGGGCACGTGGGTGCCGGTGACCGGCGGGCAATTCTACGGGCAGATTGCGGCGCCGTCGGTGCTGATCGGGCCGGTGGATGGCACCACGTATCAGGCGGTGAGCAGGGGCGATGTGGCCAGCGTCAGCACGGCGGGGGTGGTGAAGCAGGCGGCGGCCAGCGCGGATGCGGCCACGGCGGTAGGCACCAGTTATGCGCAGGCCGAGGTGCAGGCGATCCTGGATGAGCTGCGCGACCTGAAGGCCAAGCTGCGCACGGCCGGCGTGGTGGCGCCCTGATGCGCGCGCTGGAGGTGACCGAGCCGATTGCGTTGTCGGTGCAGGCCAGTGTGCCGGTGACGATCCGGCACGGTCTGGGGCGGCAGGTGGCCGGCTGGCTGGTGGTCTGGGCCACGGCGCCGGTGGAGTTTTTTGTGGCCGATGCGGCGGCCGATACGCGCGTGGAGCTGGTGTTGGTGCCGTCGGCGACGTGTGATGTGCGCGTGCTGTTGATTTGAGCGCAAGAGTGGTACCGTTGGCGGGGCGATCGATGAGAGGTTGAACGATGGACGAGCAAGCAATCGAAAAGGAGATTCAGGCCAAGGGGCTGAATGCGCCGCGGCTGACGCCGGGCGTGATCGACGCGGCGATCGCCGGCGAGGATTACCACGTATTCCCCGGCACGACGCTGACGGTGTGCTGTCTGACGCTGCGGAATGGATTCACCGTGACCGGTGAAAGCGCGGCAGCCAGTCCAGCGAATTTCGACGCGGCGCTCGGAAAGAAGATTGCCTACCAGAATGCTCGTCAGAAAATCTGGGCGCTTGAGGGGTACTTGCTGCGCGAGAGGGCGGCGGGGGCTGATTCAGTGAAGTCGCGGGCATGGCTCGCTTACGGTGAGGGTTGAACGATGGCGACGACGTATGACGTGCGGGATGTGATCGGGCGCACGCGGGCGCAGAGCAGCCGGCGGGTGGAGTGGACGAAGCGGTTTTCGTTTGCTGACCGCAATCTGGCGGCCAGCCAGAGCGCGGCGTTTTTCACGCTGCCCAAGGGCTTTGTGCATGAGCGCACCGATGCGGTGCTACGCACGGCCGAGGGCGCGGCTGGGACTTTCGACGTGGGCATCGACGGCAATCTGCAGTTGTTCGCCGCCGGGCTGGACGCCAACGGTACGCCGAATGCGCGCATTGCGTCGGTGTCGGGCGTGGCGGTGGCGGCAGCGGACGCCGATGCCACGTACGGCGCCGAGGAAGCGACGCTGATCAACGAGATCAAGGCGGACGTGAATCAGCTGGTGGGCGACGTGAACAAGGCGGGGTATTACTGCCACACGGACACGGTGGCGGCGATCAGTGTGCCGTCCGGGCAGCCGACGCTGGATGCGGCGGTGGTGGATGTGACGTTCGTCGGTTACATGACCGACACGGCCTGAGCCGTGGAGGCTGACGCGCTGCGGCGCTGGCTCAAGGGCGACCCGTGGGCGGTGGCGCTGCTGCTGGACCTGGGGGCCATTACGCAGGTGTGGGATGACTGCGTGGACGGCGACCGGGTGCTGACGCGGGACGCGGTGGACGGGGCGTTCATCCGGGCGTTGTGCGGGCTGCCGCGCAATCCGTTCTGGCTGCGCCACCAGGGGGACCTGCTGCCGCTGCTGGAGGCGTGGATTCTGGATTGGCAGACGGCCACGACCATCGAGCAGGGCCAGGCGATGGACCCGACGCTGCTGCGCGTGGCGTGGCTGATCCGTGACAGCTCGGCGGCGTTGATTGTGGCCTGCGCGCGGATCGTCGGCGGTTGGGAGTGGGCGCAGGAGGTGGCGCTGGAGGTGCGGGCGCATCTGCATGATGAATCGTTTGATGAGTATGCCCGTGGTCTTATGCCGGAGCCGGTCGGCGGTGCCCGCCAGGCGCCGCCACGGGCGCAGATGACCACGGGAACTGCCGTGGCGGAGTGAGGCAATGGGCAGTCTGGGCGGCAGCAGCAAGAGCAAGAGTGAGAGCAAGCCCCTGACGCCGGCGCAGGTGCAGGGTTATTACAACCAGCTGAACACGAATTCCGGCGGGCGGCTGGCGGATTTCGCGCGCAATGGTACGCAGCCGACGCAGTACACGCCGGTTGGCGCGCCGGAGCGGGTGACGGGCGCTTCTATTGACTACGAACCGCTGGATTTCAGGGAGCAGCTGAATGCGCCCAGGGTGGCGCCGGCTGCGCAGGCGAATTACAGCCCCGTGAATAGACAGGTGACGGCACCGAAAGCGTTGGGCTACGGGGTCAATTACACGCCTTACGACTACAGCGCTCTGCTGCAGCAGCCTACCGTTGGCGCTGCGGCGCAGGCGTCTGTGTCGCCGATTGACGCGCCGGCTGCGGTGGCGGCCCCAACGGCCGCCACGCGCGAGGTGGGGTATACGGAGTTGACGCCGGAGCAGGCGACGGCGGTCGGCGGTCTGGGCGCGCTGCGCGAGCAGCAGGCGCGCCGCGCGAATTCGCAGACACTGGCGCAGTACGCGGCTGATCCGGGCTTGAGTACGTTCCAGCGCTTGCGCGCCAATCAGTTGGAGCAACAGGATTTCGGCGCCACGCTGGATGCGCTGGCGCAGGAGCGCGAAGCGGCGATCGTGCAGTTGTTGGCGGATCAGCGCGCGAGGACGCTGCAGGCCGATCTGGCCAACCAGGCCGAAGTCAACAGGGGGGCGCAGTTCAACGCCACGCAGCAGGCGTCGGCCGATCAGTTCAATGTGGGCGCGGCGCTGGATGCGAGCAAGGCAAATCAGTCCAATGCGCAGGCTGTGGGCCTGACAAATGCCAACAACAGCACTGCCATGACTCAGCTGGCGGCGCAGCTGGGCATGGATTACCAGAGCCTGATCGGCGGTCTGACCAGTACCGAACAGGGACGCCCGCAACCAGGCGAGCCAGTTCAACGCCGCGCAGCAGGCGGCGGCGAGCCAGTTCAACGTGGCCACGGCACTGGCCGATGCGCAGCGGGAGTTCGAGGCCAGCCGGGCCAACCAGGACGCGATCAACAATGCCGCCCAGCTGCAGGCGCGGCTTGGCATGGACTACGAACAGCTGCTCGGCGGTCTGACCAGTACGGAACAGGGCCGCCTGTTGCAGGCAGGCCAGTTCAATGCCGGCCAGCAGTCCACGGCGGATCAGTTCAACGCGAGCCTGGCGCAGTCGTCGGCGCTGACCGAGGCGCAGCGGCAGTATCTGGCGGACGCGGCCAATGCGGGGTTGTCCGCTGCGGATATGCAGGCGCTGGCGGATATTTTCTTCGGTGGATCGGGGTCGACCAGCACGTCGACGTCGAGGGGTAGTACCGGCCTGTTGGACGGCTTGACTGTTGCGGTGTAACCCATGGCCACGCTGAGCATCGATCTGCAGCCGTGGCTGAAGCGGCGGTCTGACGCGGCCGAGGAGGCGCGCAAGAAGGCCGATCAGGAAGCGGCGCTGCGCCGGGCGTTGGCGCTGCAGGCGTTCGGCGGGGCGCCGGGGACGCAGGAACTGGACCCGTTGCAGCCGGTGCCGGGCCTGGCCGGGGTGACGGATACGATGAGCCCGCAGGCGGGCTTGCAGCAGGAGCTGGCCAACGACCGGCTGGAGCAGCAGCGCCAGGCGGCGCTGCCGGATGTGCTGGCGCTGGCGCAGGGGGCGACGCTGCAGCAGGCCGGGCTGGACCCGCAGAAGTTGGCGCAGGCGCGCCTGGAGATGCTGCGCGGGAATCTGCTGGCCGAGAATGCCGACCGCCTGGCGCCGGCGGCGCGGGTGAATGCGGCGAACAAGCTGGATGTGTCGCCGGTGCGCGCCGAAGGCGGGGTGTTCTACGACCGCTTCGATCCGCAGGTGCCGTTTATCGGCATGTCCGAACCGGCGGCGGCGCTGGCCGATCAGCGCTGGGCGGCCAGCCGGGCGAATGATGCGCAGGCGCGCCTGCGCGGGACGCAGGCGGACGCGGCCGGTTTGCGCCTGACGGCGCTGCGGGATGTGTTGGCGAATCCCGGTCTGAATCCGCTGGTGGGGGCGGATGTGGCGAATTCGCGCACGGTGAGCACGCCGCAGCGGGTGAAGGTGAAGTCCCCCGACGGGGATCAGTATTACGACGCTGTGCGCCGGCCGGACGGCGGTTTCGATTACATGCCGGTGACGGACCCGGCCGGCAAGCCGCTGCAGGTGCCGGCCAGCGAAAGCGATCCGCGCACGGCGCTGCAGAAGGACACGGCGTTCATTGCCGATACGCTGAATCTGGCGCCGGAGCAGGCGATTCTGTGGAAGTTGCAGTCGCGGCCGCAGAGCGATCAGCAGCTGAGCGATGAAATCGCGCTGCGGTTGTTGTCGGGTGATCCGGCGGCGGCGCGGTTGGCAACGCGTGATCCGGAGCAGTTCACTGCGCGGGTGGAACAGGTGTTCAAGGCGGTGCGGCCGGGGGTGGCGGTGCCGGCGCCGTCGAGCGCGGGGCCGGACGGCGCCGCGGGCGCACAGGCGCCCGCCCAGCCGGGGGCGGACGAAGACCCGCGCTATGAGCAGGCGCGCCAGGCAGTGGCGGCCGGCGCCGATCCGGCCAGGGTGCGCGAGCGGATGCGCAGCCTGGGGCTTGACCCTGATCGGCTGTGAGGCGTGGGCGCCTTTGATGATCTGATTCCGCGCCGCCCGGCCGCTGGTCCGGTGGCCGGGGCCTTCGATGATCTGGTGCCGGACGGTTCGCCTGTTCGGCCCGGCGGCGGGTCTCCCGCGGCTGCGCCGGTTGGGGCCTTCGATGATCTGGTGCCGGCCAGACCGGCGCCCGAGGCGCCGCCGGCCGGTCCGATGCCGGGCGCGCAGGCGCGGTTGGCAGCCGATCCCCTTCCCTCCCCTGCCCTGCCGTTGTTTGCCGGCCAGCCGCCGGCGCAGGCGGCGCTGCCGGTGCAGTCGCCGTTGGCGCGCCTGCTCGATCCGCGCGAGCGGGCGGCGATGCCGGGCGGCGCGCCGGCGGCACGGGCGAGCGGTGAGCGTGTGGCGCCGGCGGCGGCGCAGGCGGCGGTGGGGCCGCAGGGCACGGTGTCGCCGGCGGAGTTCGCCGGGCTGCTGGAGAGTGTGCGCAACGGTCTGGAGTTGACGCCGCAGCAGGATGCGGCGTTGCGGCTGCGGCTGCCGCCGGAGGGGGTGCGGGCGCTGGATGAGGCGCTTCAGGCGGCGCGCCTGCGCGGGGCGCTGGCCGACGACAGTCCGCTGATTCCGGGTGGCCCGGCGGCCGAGACGTTCATGGCCGGCGCGGTGCGCGGGGCGACGCTCAATGCGTTGCCGGCGCCGGGCATTGCGGGTGTGCCGGCGGTGGCCGAGGCGATGCAGGCGCGTGATCAGGCGCGCCGCGGCGAGCATCCGGTGGCGGACATCGGCGGTGAGATTGCCGGCTCGTTGGTGCCGTATGTGGCCGGCGCGCAGGCGCTGCGGGCGGCACAGGGGGCGGCGGGGGCCGGTGGCGGTCCGGTGGCGCGCGGTATCCAGCGCTTGCTGGGCCGGCCGGCGACGGCGGCCGATACGGCGGCGCTGGTGCGCGAGGGCGCGACGCTGTCGGCGCCGATCGAGTTTGCGCGCCGGCCGGAAGGCGCCGAGCAGATGACGGCGGGCGAGGAATTGGCCACGCGCGGCGGGCAGGCGGTGCTCGGCGCCGGGCTGGGCGCGGCTGGCGATGCGCTGCTGGTGGGGGTGCTGGGGCCGGCGCTGCGCCGTGGCGGGCTGGCGGTGGCCGATCTGGCGACGGCGCTGCGCGACAGGCGCACGGCAGCGGCGCTGGAGGCGGAGGCCAAGCAGGCCGGGTTCGAGTCGGCCGATGCCTATGTGCAGGCCGGCGTGGAGGTGGTGACGCGCCCGGACGGCACGCAGGTGGTGGTGCCCCGGGCGGATGTGTTGCGGCGGTTGCCGGGGGCGCCAGACAGTGCAGGCGCGGGCGCCCCTCCCCCGCCTGGCGCGCCGCCGGTTCGCGGCGAGGGCGCCGCTCCCACGGGGGCGCCCGACGCGCCGACGCCGGAGGCGCCGCCGACGCTGCAGGCGCAGTGGGAGGCGTTCGCGCAGGGTCGCAAGCCGGCGGTGTTGTTGACGCCGGGTGAGGCGTTGCCGGATGTGTTGCCGGCGGGCGCCCGGGTGGCGGACGTTCCCGGTCGGGGCACGCTGATTTATCGCGATCCGGCGACGCTGGAGGCGGCCCGCGCCGGGCGCATGGGCGAGGCGCTGGGGTACGGCATCGACGAGAAGCCGACGGGCACCGATACGGTGGTGACGGCCCGCGACGCGCAGGGGCGCGTGGTGCAGGATGTGGTGACCGACGGCCGGCCGCAGGTGGTGGAGGCCGCCGCGCAGGCGGCCGGGCCGCAGGGTACGGTGCAGGAACGCACGGCGCAGGCGGCGTTGGAGGAACGCGCGGCGCTGCGGCGGGCGGCCGAGCTGGACCGCCTGGCCGAACAGGCGCAGGACGCGCAGGTGAAGGCGCTGCTGCGCCAGGAGGCGCAGCGCACGCGCGACCGGGCGGCCGGCATCAAGCCGAAGCTGACGCCGGCGGAGCGCAACCGGGCGCGGCTGGCGCCGGATTTCGAGCGCGACGATCTGTTGACGCTGATCCGCAAGATGGGCGGCCTGAATGTGGACAGCGGCGACTGGCGCGGGTATCTGAATCCGGTGGCGGATCGGGTGCCTGGGCTGCCGAATCCGGAGCAAAGCGGCGGGCGCGGCATGGCGCTGGATGATCTGGCGCAGGTGTTGTGGGAACAGGGTTGGATACCCGAACACAATCTGCAGCTGGTCGAGGAGCTGCTGGACCGGGTGCGCACGGGTGAGAAGTTGTATCACCCGCACAGCGACACGGCGGCCAAGGCGCGGCTGGACGCGCAACGCGAGCGGGACGCGGGGGCGGCGTGGCAGGCGTCCACGGATGAGGATTGGACGTTCGATTTGCCGGGCGCGCCGGCGGATCGCAGCGCAACCGACTTTGTGTTCGAGAACGAGACCGGCACGGTGGTGCCGGCACGGGCGGTGACGCTCGAGGACCTGGAGCGGATCGATGCCGAACGACGAGCTGCCGATGAATGGTTCCGCCGCGAAGGCGGGGAAGACCCTGGACCCGATGAATTCGCCGGCGGACTGGCGGGCGATGGAACGCTGGGCGTACCGGACCGGCCACCGGGTGCGCTTCAAGGACGGGCGGGCGATGAACCCGGATCGGCAGACGTGGCCGCCGGAGCGGATCGACCGCGAGCTGCCGGCGCTGCAGGACAGCTCGACCTTGCCGGCCTCCCCGCCCGCAATGAAACCGCCCAGGCCCTAGCGGACCGTGGCCGGGTGGTCGATGCCCGGCTGTCCGGCGGCGGGCAGGAAGTGCCGATCGACGCCGGGCCGGGGGGCTTGTTCTCGGCCCGGGCGCGCAATCTGGATTTGCTGGACGCGCCGGGGACGCAGGGGGCCGGGGCGTTTGATGATTTGATTCCGGCGCCGGCGGCGGCGCCGGCGCAGGTGAAAACGCTTTCTCCACAGCCAGAAAATGTTATCGAGTTTCCCCGCCTGTTCGGGGATTCCGTTGTCACCGATACCGGCACGCCGATGCGTGAGGGTGGGCGGCCGCTGGTGGTGTATCACGGGAGCCCGGAGCGGGATTTCGCTCGCTTCGACCCGGAGCGCATAAACAAGAGCGACCCGGACGGGCCGGTTAACGGGTTCTTTTTTTCCACGGATTTCGCTGAGGCCGAGCGCGCGGGCCGGTTCCCGTGGATGCGCCCGAACGCGCCCGATGCGCAGACGCGTGCCTTTTACCTGTCCATCCGCACGCCGGCAAGCATGGAAGAAGTGACGCGGGCCGCAAAAGACCTGCGCGGCGGCTGGGTCGATAGGTACCCCAAGGCCAGAAGCCTGCAAGACGCAGTTCGGTTCGAGCTTGAGCGCCGAGGTTTCGATGGCGTGGTAAGGGAGTACCCCGATGAGCGTGTGTTCGTGGCGTTTCGCCCGGAGCAGATCATATTCACTGCAAACCACAGTGGCGACGCAAGCGGCTTGCGAATTAAAGAGACCGCACAGCGGGCGGCCGTTCGGTCCGATGTCGCGCCTGAGCCGGCCCCGCCAGCCGACCCGCTGACGCCGCAGCAGCGCGCCAGTTACGAGCGGCTGCGCGAGGCGGCGGACTTCGAGCCGGAGACGTTGACGCCGGAGCAGTGGCAGATTCTGGAGAATCTGGAACGGCGGGTTCGCGGTGTGTCGCCGTCGCCGGCGCCGCGGGTGCGCCGTCGGACGATGACGGCCGCCGAGCGGGAGCGCTTGCGGCGGGATTTCGAGGAAGGCGAGTCGGGCTCGGCGGCGGACCTGGAGGCGGAATCGGGCGCCCGGCCGCCGGATGTGAGCGGCGGGCCGGTGGCGGCGACCACCCAGCCGCGCGCGCCGCGTGTGGTGTATGAGGCGGTGGATCGCTTGCCGACGGCGACGCGCACGGTGCGCACGGCCGAGGATGTGGCGCACCTGGCGGCGACGCTGCGCCGCGATGCGCAGGAATCGGTGCTGGCGGTGGTGACGGACGAGGCCGGCCAGGTGCTGCGCGTGGCGCGGGTGGCGCGCGGCGGGCTGGGGTCGGCGGCGATCGATCCGCGCGTGGCGGCGGGTGCGGCGACCTCGACGCCGGGCGGCAAGCAGGTGTGGTTCGTGCACAACCATCCGGCCGGCGAGGCGGCGCAGTCGCCGGCGGATGCCGAGCTGACGGCGTATCTGACCGACCTGCTGCGCGGCAGCGGGGTGGATGTGCGCGGCATGGTGACGGTGGCGCCGGGCCGCTCGGCGGCGGTGGATGTGCCGGGCCAGGGGCAGCGCACGCTGGTGACGCCGGCCGGGCGGCGCACGGACGCGGTGCCGGTGCAGGAACGGCGCCTGCGCGGTGCCCCGCGCGAGGCGCCGGTGGCGCGCGAGGATTTGCCGCAGGCGCTGCCGCAGGAGGAAGGCGTGATGCTGCTGTCCGGCGACGGGCGGCCGGCGCGCTGGGTGCCGATGAGCGCGGATGAGATGCGCCTGTTGCGCCGGGGCGAGGGCGGGCCATCGCAGCGGCTGCTGGCGGCAATCGACGAGAGCAACGCCGAGCGTCTGGCGGCGCGGGTGACGCACGCCGAGCTGGGCGAGGCGGCGGCGGGCAATGTGCGGGCCTTCGCGCGGCAGGTGGGGCTGGCCGACGAGGGGGTGTTCGACGCGGCCGGGCGCACGCTGGGCGAGGGTGCCGGGCAGGCGACGTTCTATGCCAATCCGTTTCTGGCCGGGCTGGCGCCGGTGGCGCGCGAGGTGGGCCGGCATCCGCGGCGCGCAGCGGCGTCGGCCTTTGCCG